CTTGCTCCTGAATGTTTACTGTATGTATATATTATAACACCTCCCGTAGGAGGTGTCAATTGGTACTAAGCCAAATTACTTCTCAGTTGCGGCGCTAATGTACTTACCAAACTTAGCATGGAAGTCATCAAAGCACTTAATTTCATCTGGATCCAACGGCAACTTGTATTGGCTAAGGGCAATTTTAGTACCCATAATAACCAATTCTGTTTCAAAATTGTCCATAATGAACTGGAAGAAGTTGTTGACTTGATCGTTCCAGTTTTTGGCTTTCTTATCGCAGGAGTTTTTAAGCTCGTAGCACAAAGACACAGTCAAAGAGTACATTGCTGAAATCTCTTTTGAATCCATCTTTTTAACCTTACCACTCAAAATATCTGAAGGATTAGGCATCTTAGATGCATGTTTACGGTGTGCCATAAACTTAATAGCCAAACCTTCACCAACTGAACCACTAACTAGATCAGTCAGTGTTTCGTTATCAACATCGTCGTCTGTAAGCAATTCGCTTACAAATGACCAAGAGCGTGGTGTAGCAAAAGAACGTGAGCTGGACTTTGGATCAAAATCGTACAAGTCCTTTTTACTAAAAGTAAGATAACCAATAACATCTGGATGCACGTTATTGTCAACAGCCCACTCAAAGTAGTCATCCCAATCAACAGCCATTTCTAAGTGAACGAAACGGTTTGCCAATGGGCTAGGCATACGATAGCTAACACCTTTGTCAGTTTCACGGTTACCAGCGGCAACCATTACTACGTTATCTGGCAATTCGTATGTACCAACTTTGCGGTTAAGCACTAGTTGATAAGCCGCCGCCTGTACGCTAGGAGCCGCCGAATTAAGCTCGTCCATGAACAAGATAATTTGTTTGTGATTTTTTGCAAATTCTGCGCTTGGCAATTCTGAAGGAGGAGCCCAACGCATTGTGCCTTCGTTGGCATCAAAGTATGGAATACCTTTAATATCTGTAGGTTCCCAAAGGCTCAAACGAACATCGATTACATGAGCATCGAGCTCTGAACCAAGTTGTTTAATAATATCTGACTTGCCAATACCGGGAGGACCCCAAATAAAGATCGGACGCTTACTATTAAACGCCTTACGCAAAGACTTTTTAGCGCCTTTTGGGCCTACTGTACGGGTTACTAGCTCTTTTGACATTGTGTTTCCTATCTTAAGTTGAAGTGAACTAAATTTGTTACGCTATGTAAGTATTATACAGTCAACTTGTAGGAATGTCAATCCTGATTCATCTCTTTTTCACGCTCATTCATGGCTTTAATTAAGCCAAATTTTCTGATGTCGTCACTAAACAACATTAGCTCAAAATTCTTGCGTTCATTGAAAACAGTTATAGACATTGGAGTAAGGTAATATGGGCAGTCTACATACCTTTCCAAAAATATGATAGTTTGAGGACTGAGTTCAATTGGTTCAGTAAATGGAATTTCGTAGGCGGCCAAATCCAATTCTTTAACCAAAAATTCATAACCTTCGTCAGTCAAACGAAAAGCAGTATCCTTGCCTGCTCGATTTGATTGCCACCATTTTCTAGAATGTATTTTTACATTAGCATCGTCTATGCTCTTGCCCCATTGTTGTAAAAATATTTTGGTTAAAACTTCTTGTGTTATCATTTAACTATAGTGCCTTGGGTCAGCATAACGACTTGAAAGTCTTCTGTGCCAAATTGCAAATTCAATTTCTTTGCCAAATTACGTGCATGGCCAGGATTTGAGAAAGAAACTTTTTTATACTTTGGACCTGGATAACTAGTTAGACTATTAAACGATTTTAAATTAAATGGCTCGTTTTTATAGAATACAGCCCAAATGGCATCAGCCTCCAAAATCTGCTCAGCCTTGTAGGTCTTCTTATTAGTGTACTCTAATAGTACTTTAGGTTTTGGTCGACTCATAATATGCATACCTCAGATATATACGCATATATTTATCAATAAATTGAATCAATTTCGACATCGGTATTCATATTCCAAGAGATAATAGTTTTAGGTTTATTGCTAAAATTTATAGGTGCTCTATGAATTATGAAACTAGGAAATGTTAAAATATCGCCTTCTTTAACATCAAGTTCAAATACTTCTTCTTGATTCATTGGATTTTTTAATTGTGTTTTTGGACTACCTGGAGGTAAATCTAAATAATACACGTTAGTCCAGTTGCTTGAATGTACATGCCAGTCGTGTTTAGAATTAGTGTAATATTGTTGAAACCATATTTCGTTTATTACAAATTTTTTATAACCTAACACGTTAATAAACTTAGTCAAATAATTCATTAGTTCTGGTTGTAAAATCTTCAACCATTCTTTTTCAGAATCGAGTTTTGAAGTATTCCAATCAGATCGTGTTATGTCAGTTAACCCAGTTTTATCCACTACTCTATTAAATTCTTTTTGAGAATTTATAGCGTTTAAAATCAAAGGTTTTAAACTTGCATGAGAATCAAAATGCCCAACTACACACGGGCATTCTATTTTACTTATTTTCAAACCCACCACCATCGATTTCAATTTGTACTTCTTCTTGGCTTACATATCCTTTTAGACTATTAAACATTGTTTCGTAGTCTTGATGCACTTTATCTTGTATTTCAAGTAGTGCTAGGCCAAGTAAACGAGCCTGTTGAATTGTCATTTTTACTTCTTTAGCCTGTGACAACTCAGCGGCACGTAAAATTTGTGCAAATTGTGATAGTGGTGTTAGATTAATCTGATTTTGCATTAGCTAGTACCTGCTTCATTTCAAGTTCGTCTTTAAACGGACCTCGATATTCATTACGTTCTAATGTAATTAATTTAGGACAAAATGATTTAACCCAACCTTTGTTAAATTTGATTGTATAGTATCCTGCACAATACAAACTTTTACTGGCATTGCTTTTAGTAAACAATGGTAATTTTTCTTGTACATTGTACATTGGATTGTATGGTTTTGAACTTGTTGGAAATCCGTGACATTCGTGGACTTCTGGTTCTGTAACTTTAACTTTAGTGCTAGTTAGGAAAAATCCTTCTCCAAACTGTTTAGTTAAGTCTTGTTTTCGATTAAACATAACTTCGCCTGTAGTACTACTCAGAACGAATTTGTTGTTTTCTTTTTTGTGAAGTGTTGCAACCTTAGAGCCATCTTGCTCTACGATCCAAAACTTACCATCCACAATAGGCTTGGCATGTATCTCTGTCATATTTTTCTCCTTACACCCCGTAGTTTTATTTGGGCATGTTTTTTCGTATACACAATTATTACTAGGCCCCGAAGGCGCACTAGTAATATACGTATTTATCCCTATCATTCTTCGACAAAGTCCACTACATTGCCGTCAGCATCTGCGCAGATAATACGGACAGTTTCACCAGCTTCGTTTTGGATTTCAATTGGCCCCCAAATCCACCATTCGGTGTCATCTTGGCTCCACGGATCTTCTTCACGTTCTTCTAATTCATATGGGCTATTTTCGTCGAGAAATTCTTGGATTTCTTCTTCTGCTTCTTCATCTAGTCCTTCGATTTCGATATCATACCAGCAACCTCCATCATCCATGCTAATAAGCTCAACGCTTTCAATATTGTTAACAGAACAGTCTAACATATTGATGCTGTCTTTCTTGCCGTCGCCTCCGGGCACTTCTGTAAATTCAAACTGCGGTAGGTTGTCGTCTGTTGTTTCTACAGTCCATGATCCCCAACGGAATCCGTTAGTAACAGTAATTTTACCGTCACCGTTTTGCTGAGTGTATGTTTCAACTTCTTGGCAAGATTTTTTATAATGTGTACTAACAGTCCATTGGGCCATGTTTATCTCCTTAATTATTCTACTTCCATTGTGTTCCACTCTTGTACTACAGCAAGCATTTCTTCTTCTGTATTACATAGAACTTTGGCAGTTTTCCAATCGTCATCTTCATTGCGACCGCCTACTTCAACCATAAAACCGTTATCGTAACGATTGATAGTGATTGACTCATTTACTTTTGATAATTTGCTTAATTTAGACATTTAGTTCTCCTTGATATTTTGCCTGGAATGGCTCTGCGTATTGCTGAATGTTATCAGCAATTTTTTTCATATCCCAAGCATTACAAAACTTGAGCATACGAATACCTACTTGATCTACTGTTTTTGGTTTTGCATTAGCTTCAATTGTTTCTCGAATTTTAACTTTAACATCTTCTGGTTGTGCTGTTAGATCGCATAGTTGTACATTACGCTGATAATCTTCTAGGACTCTGTGTTCTTGCCCATTGTGATCAACCCATCTCTGTAGCATGAGATTGTTCCACGCAAATCCTTTGGCTTTACGATCTTCGAACGCTTCAGTAAGACCAACTTTGTTTTTTGTACCTTTAGTACGCACACCTGGATACGCCGAGAAGACATTATCACTGGTATCACCACGCATACATTTTTCGAACAGCATCCATTCTGGATCTTGCGCTGGCTTTGGTTCTTTTGTTTTCTTGTCAAT